GGCCATCGCTTGGGCCTCTGCCGCCAACGATATCTTGTGAAGCCGGAGTGTCTCGTTGTTCCAGTGTGTCTGCTCCATGGCAAGCAACTCCCGGAACCGGACCTTCCCGAACCCGAACGGCTTGGCCGATGCTAGGTCGTAGGGGTGGTGGTCCAAGTAGATGTAAGTCGTCTGAGTCTGCCCGATAGACTTCAGGGCATTGGGCGCCCGCAACCGGTAACTGTAGCCGCTCTGGATCGCTCCGGCGTCCAGCGAGCCGATAGTGCGGACCGTGCTGTTCCAAGCGGAGTCGGCAGTTAGGTATTCGCTCCGAGCGTCGTACCATTCTTTCTTCTTGGCCCGGTATTCGGCCATCTTGGCTTGGATCTCAGCGGTGGTCGGGGCGGCCCCGCCCGGCTTTGGCGGTTCGACCTTGGCAACTTTTAGCGGCTTGGGCTTAGGTGGAGCGCCCAATTCCTTCAGCGACTTCAACCGAGGGGTACGCCCCCAACGGCCTGAGGAGCGCAACTCGATCATCTCGGATAGTTTAGTGCCGTTCTGGTACAGTGCGAGCCTCTTAGGGCCAAGGACGCGCCTCTGAGAGGCAACGGGAAGGGCAGCGAACTTCTCCCGCCCGGTGTCCTTCGGGCGCACGTCCTCGATGCTCTTGTCCCCTACGATGTCGGCTAGAGAGCGGGGACGGGGGACCAGCGCGCACCGGCAGCCCGGGTGCGTCTCCATGGGCGGAGCGTGCGGCTCGCCCGCCTTGTCAACCCACACTGGGTAGAAAGTACCGTGCCGCTCCCAGCAAATGGCGCATGTCTTGGAATCACAGGCCGCCCGCCAAACGTAGCCCCGGAATACGTCGTTATTCTGTTCAACGAATATTCGCTGCGACTCCCGATATGCGCGGTGCGCCTCCGTCCGGGCAATCAACTGGGAGTGCCAGAGGGAGGTGCCAAGCGCCTTCCGCAACTGCCGCCCGATCTCGTCCGTGGACACCCCGGCAATGACCCCGGACACTACGGCTTGGCGGGCCGCCACTGCCGCCGCGTCCCCGTACCGCTTGAAGAGGTCGGTCAAGGGGGAGAACTCGGAGTTGAAGGCTGTAATCGCCTCAGCCCGCACCCGGTCGCCGCGCACGTCCCAGTCGCCCGTATGGGCAGGGTCGTACCCTGCTGGGCGATGCTCCCGCACCATCTGATTGATCGCTGCGTCGATGCTACGGAAGCCCCCGTCCTGTGCCGCCGTTACCGCTTCCGTAGACAGGGCGTCCAGTTGCTCCTCGACGGCCCGCATCAAGGTCTTGTAGCGCTCCATCCGGTAGAGCGCCCCGGCCGTGCGTCGGGTGGGGTCGGAGTTGACCTGCGCCGCTAGGAAATCCCACTTCTTCTTCAGGACATCCCACGCGTTGACGTAGGAGCGGGCGAGTAGCCGCTCCTGCGCCCCGGCCAGAGGGTCGGAGAGGTCCGGCTCGCGCAGTCGCTTGCGCCAAACCTCCGCCGCCTTCTGGATAGTGTCAACGGCCACTTACGCGAAGCGCCCCCGTGAGTCCCGGCGCTGCCGCCGGTATGCCGCCGCCAGCCCCGCCCGGTTGCTTCGCAGCCCCTTCAGCGCCTCCTCCGCAGACCCGCCCGTATAGGACGGCGTACGGGTCTTGGTCTTCATCGCCGCTGTCGCCCCGGACGTGTACGTGCCGGAACTTCCAACCCGGATTGACCCAGACATGTGAACATTCGCTGCGCTCTTGGCGGCCTTTACGCTGATTCGGCTCTTGCGCAGCCCCGTGATTGGATCAACCGCCTTGATCCGGGCCGGGCGGGGGCGGGGGCCGGGGGACGCACCGCCGCCGATGTGGGCGATCAGTTTGGTACTCATGCGAACCGCCCCCGGGCGTCTCGACGCTGCCCGCCACCGCTCCCGCCGCCAGTATGCTTCATCTTGGCGACGTTGGCAGAACCGATCTTGGCAGAACCGCCCTTACTTTTGAGTCGGGCGACGTTGGCAGAACCGATGAGCCTCGTACTGCGCGGCCCCTTCCCCTTGTCCGGGTCCTGCCAGAACTTGCCCGGTGCTGCTGGATACCGCGCCATTATGCAAACCTCCCGCGAGCGTCTCGACGCTGCCCGCCACTCGCGGCCTTCATGAAGCCCTTGCTGAACGATTGCCCGCTACGGTTCCTCGCGTCCCCGGAGTGCGCACCCGCATTCCGCTTAGCAGTATTGTCCAGTGCGGATTTGGTCTTGGGCAGTCCGCCATACTTCCTTAGCGTACCGGCCGATTTGACGCCAGCGCTAAATGATGTTCGGGCCATTATGCAAACCTCCCGCGAGCGTCGCGACGCTGGCGACCACGCGCACTACCGCCGCCACCCGCCAGCCCTGTCTGGGACTTGTACCCGGCGAGATACGCCTTAGCCCGTACCCGCTTCCCGGACACCTGCTCGTCCCCGCCCTTGGAAATGGCGTTGGAGTGGGCCTTCGATAGGCTATTGGCCAGTGCGCCACGCTTCAGGCTGAACTTGCCGCTCTTGGACGCGCCAGAGGGGTAAGTGTCGGCCTGTTTGTACTGCCCCGCCTCTGCGCCCCGGGAGAACGCAGACGGGATCGGCCCTTTGGCCTTTGAAAACGAACGATCAACCAGAGATGTACGCGGTCTCATGGACGCCACTATTCGCCCTCCTTCGGCAAGACCTCAGGCGGGTTCGTGGCCGCCATGTCCATCATGTTGGTGCCCACATCTCCGATTTCCGGCATTGCCCGTGCCTTCTTCTCGGCCTCCTCTGCCGGGTCGATGCCCGGGATCATCGACAGGATCGTCTCTTTGGACACGCCCAGAGCCGACATGACAGTCAGAGCGTCGAGGTGTTCCTTTTCATTCCGCGTCTCGGCGTCCTGCCAGCGGACGTTGATCGAGACGGCCCGCAACTCCGGGAAGTGGACGGGTGGAGTCTCAGCCGGGGCGCCGAACGTCTCGGCAACCATGGCCGCCATCCGGAACGCCTCAGCCCACACCCCGCCAAAATACGTCTGCCGGTTCTTGCATTTGGCTGTCAGCCCGGCCTCTGCCGTCTTCAGCGCCTCCCCGGACGGGAGGCCGCCCGACAGGTAGATGAGGTGGGCCGGGGTGCGGGAGCGGGTGGCGATGCGAATCAGGGTGGATTCGACCGCCTTCAACAGCCCGGAAGGATCGGCCGCCGCGAACTGCCCGAACTGGGCGCCCGGGTTCTCGCTGGTCCACACGACGCCCGGGTCCGTGGTCAGACTGGAAGTGTCCGACACGCCAATCCCGTAGCGCTGGGGGAACCCCTGATGATCCATGACGGAGGACAGATCGACGAGTTCCTTGTTGAGCCTGTCCTGCTGGGGGATCGTCTGCCAGTGTTCGGCCTGTCCGTAGTCTGCGGTGCGCTTGTTCCTGAAGTGGAACACCGGCACGCCCAGTGGGGCGCCATCCTTGCCGGCCCATGGAGTGGGCCACGTAGCGTCGCCGTCGTCTAGCCATTCGACCCATTCGGCCTTCTCGGAGTCCGACGCCATGCTGAACCACTTCTCTACCCGGTCGGGATAGTAGATGTTCAGGCGTCGGATCGTCTTGCCGGTCGGGTTGGTGGGACTCTTGGCCGTGGTGTTCCACACCTTGGAGCAATACCCCAAACGGCCGTCCTCGTAGAATGGCCGAACCATCGTGGGGTTGTTCCACGTGAAGCGCGGGATGCCCTTGTCCGGGTTGAAGTCCACGACCACGAACCCGTCGCCATATTTGATGCTCTCAGAGTGCACCGTAGTCTGCGTCTCGTCGCCCCGGTTCTGGTCAAAGGCGTCCCACAGCCAATCGCCCAGTTCGTCCGACTCTTCGCCCGATTCGTCGTCCTTCTCGGCCAGGTCGGTGGTGACCTCGACTACCGATAAGCGCTCGGCAAGGGCATCGACCACGGTAGCGCAGAAGTTCTCACCGTAGGGCAGGGTGGAGCGCTGAAGGTACGCCTTGGAGCGGTCGGTAAGTAACGCCCCCTTCTCGCCCTCGTAGTATTCCAGCGCGATCTTGTAATTGTCGAGCCTCTCGGCGCCCATATCAGCGACGCGACGGAGGAAATCCTGATCGGCCTTCTCGGATCGATCACCAAGGCGCTCCTTCAGGGTGTCGATGACCATCTGGTCTGTGGCATCGGCCATCTGAGCGCCTCCTACTTGATCTTGTCCACGTACTGCTCCCCGACAAGCACGAGATCGCCCCGCCGGGTTATTGGCGCCCTGTACGGTACAGCATACGCCGTCTGAGTCGCCTTTGCAACCCCGAGCAGCGACTTAAACGCGCCGGTAGCCGCGTCGATTTGGTCGTCGTGGGGGCCGTCCTCTCCTGTGAACATCTCCGCCTCGTCAAGGAAAGCAGACACCCACGGCCCGTTGACCAGCATAACGTTACCCGCCTCTGCCTGAGAAGCGAAGGGAGCGGCCCGGACTTTCTTATTCCGACCGAAGGCTCA